CGCTATGCCACACGCTCAAACTGGCGCGGATACACTTACAATGAAGAGATGCGTGGGCAAGCATTGTTACAGTTGAGCCAGATTGGATTGCAGTTTGATGAATCCAAATCGCAGAATCCTTTTGCGTATTATACTGCCGCTATCACTAATAGCTTTACTCGCATCCTGAACATCGAAAAGAAGATGCAGAACATCCGTGATGACATTCTTGAGATGAATGGACTCAATCCTTCATGGACTAGACAGAACTCCGGAAAACATTCAATGGAAGCCATGAGCGGCCCTGTTACAAGCAGTTTTGAGGAGTCATAGATGAGAATACTAGTTCTGATTACCGAATCTGTGGAGTTCCAACAAAAAATAACATTTAGCAATGGTAGAGTTGATCTTTCTAATATTAAAAAAACCATAAACAACTTTGATGAAATTGCAATTATTACGGCATTATCATTGAAAGAACGAGGACTCGCCGACGAAGTTATCGCGGTAAGCATCGGGCCTGTACTATCTAAAACCAAGATATTACAAATTGCTATAGCACTAGGTGTCGATCGTGCAATACTTGTACCCACTGATGAAAATTTAGAGCCATTGGCATTATCCAAAGCAATTAAAAATATCATGCAGCAATTACAGATAGACTTGGTATTGACTGGAAAACACAACCAAGATCATGCTAGTTGTCAGATTGCACAAATGACTGCTGCATTAGCAAATATTCCACAGGTGATGTTTTCTAAATCTATAGATATACAGCTCGGCAGAGCTATAGTAGTCCGTGAAACTGATCACGGACTGGAAACTTTAAGTGTGTCTTTACCGGCGGTGATTGGCATTGATCTCAGACATGAGGAATCGAGGGTTGCGTTTATTTCTAAAAAACTCATTGATGCTGCATTTAAAACTGCTCCTGAGATCATATATCTTGATGACATCGACACTATCAAAAGAATTCAAATACTAGATGAGAGGCCGCAGCCCGAGAGACCACCATGCGTGATGTTTTTTAATACATCTGAACTTGTAGATCGATTAAAAAACGATAAAATCTTATAAGACAAATCATGAACTATCTTGTCATTGCTGAACACAATAATTTCAACATTCGATGTTCTACACTTAACACCATCACCGCAGCCACGCACATAGGGTCCGGAGAAATACATGTGTTAGTAGCCGGATATCAATCTGAGTCAGTGGCCAGTGAAGCTGCTAATATCCAAGGTGTTGCCAAGGTCATACACATCGACCATGCCGACTTAGCTCACGGAATAGCTGAATATGTTGCTGCACAAATCATACCAATGGCACATAATTACAGTCACATATTATTTCCATCTACTAGGTATGGCAAGAACATCTCTCCCCGAGTGGCAGCACTACTAGATGTATCACAGGTGTCAAATGTGATGAAAATAATTTCCGATGATACATTTGAACAACCGGACTATTCTGGTCAAGCAATCTCTACCTTACAAACTACAGATCATACCAAAGTCATCACGGTGAGAACAACAACATTTGATCCGGCACCACCAACACAAACACCTGCCGTAATAGAATTAGTAGCTGCTGTGCAATGTGCCTTAGACATCCAGGTTACAAGTACCGATATTGATCAGAATCCTCAACCGGATTTACTGTCTGCCAAAATCGTGTTATTTGCCGGTACTGCATTCTATGATAAAAATCAGCTGATGTCATTGTTACAACCATTGGTAGACAAAACAGGTGCCAGTATTGGTGGTGGTAGAAATTTGGTTCCAAACAAAATTGTACCGGCCCATTGGTTAATTGGACAGTCCGGATCAAGTGTAGCACCGGAGTTGCTTATAACATGCGGACTTAGTGGTGGATATCAACCCTTGGCCGGAATTCGAGAAAGTGGTGTGATAGTGGCTATCAATCGAAATCCAAATGCTTTGATTTTTAAGATGGTCGACTATGGTCTTGTGATGGATATGAAACAAGCGTTACCCGAACTAGCGAACTTATTGTGATCTTTACCATATTGTTTGGCTGATCTATTAAAATATAGTATACTGACTGAATGACTAATCTATTCCGTAAAGCCGCGATCTTCACAGACATTCACTTTGGGTTGAAAAGCAACAGCACTCAACACAATGAGGACTGCCTAAACTTTGTGAAGTGGGCAACTGCTAAGGCCCGGGCGGAAGGTTGTGAGACCTGCTTGTTCCTGGGCGATTGGCACAACAATCGAGCCAGTCTCAACATCGTCACGCTGAACTACAGCCTCAGGGCTCTGGAGCACATGAATGCCAACTTTGATCGTGTGTTTTTTATTCCTGGCAATCACGACCTTTACTATCGAGATAAACGCGACATCCAAAGTGTGGAATGGGCACGCCATCTCCCTAATGTAGAAATCTGCAATGATTGGTTTTCTAGTGGTGATGTGATCATTGCTCCTTGGCTTGTGGGTGACGACCATAAGCGTATCTCTAAGTTAAATGCCAAATACATGTTTGGGCACTTTGAATTACCCGGATACTTGATGAATGCCATGGTGGAGATGCCAGATCATGGTGAAGTTCGAAGAGAAGACTTCAACAACTTTGAACATGTGTTCACTGGACACTTCCACAAACGGCAGACCAAGAAGAACATCACCTACATCGGCAATGCATTTCCGCACAACTATGCAGATGCTGGCGACGATGCTCGCGGACTTACTATCTTAGAATGGGGCAAGGACCCTGTTTATCATGAGTGGCCCGATCAACCCAGATATCGTGTGCTAGGACTAGCCAACATCATCGACAATGCTGCCACCTTGCTTGCACCCCGAATGCATGTGCGTGTGAATCTGGATATTGAAATTTCATACGAAGAAGCCAACTTCATCAAAGAAACCTATATCCGAGATTACAATCTCCGAGAGATGGCCCTGATACCCAACAAGAATTCCTCAGTGGATACAGATATGGCGCCAGGTGAGATCAAGTTTGAATCTGTGGACCAAATTGTCACGGATCAGATCACCAACATTGAATCAGAATTCTATGACAACAAGCTACTGCTGAAAATCTATCAGAATTTATGAATGAAGTTAAGGTATCTCAATTAAAAAATAATCTGTCTAAGACATATTCGATAAAATGTTTTGTTGATCTGGCAGATCTTACCACGACTTCGACACAGGCATATAAAATTCTACAACAACACCATCAAGTAGAATTTTTGTCTCACGATCGATTGGTATTCTACACTGAGAATGCTATACCCGATCAATTGCTGCGCCACATATATCAGGCTGCTACATTGATAGATGTGTCCAACTTTTTTCTGTTGTTGTGTAGTCCATTTGATATCGGCGATCAGGTGCGTGTTCTTGCACAGGAGAATCTCGGCGACAATGTTCCATTCCACTGGATTCAAGAAAATATAAAAAATACCAAGCCACTGATGAACAATTTTGCATTGCCCAATACGCTATGCCCTATGCCGTGGACACACATGCTGATTAGCCCGAGTGGGCGAGTAAGCCCTTGTTGCGTGTATCAAGGCGCCGTGGGCAGTGTGATTGATGATACCATGCATAACATATTTCACAATCAAGATTATGTTCAACTTAGACAACAATTATTAGCAGGTGAGAAAGTGGCCGGCTGTAAAAATTGTTGGGATCTTGAAGATAGATCATTGACCAGTAGTCGCACTAGACATTTGAGTTTTCTAAAAACTGACCTGGTCACTAAATATCTAGATGCGCCAACTATAACCAGTTTAGACATTTCGCCCGGAAACACTTGCAATTTTAAATGTCGTATTTGCGGCCCCAAAGCAAGCTCTCTGTTTGCACAAGAGGTGCAGTCCAACACAGATATCATCTCTGTAAAATCTTTAAACTGGCCAGACTCTTCTCCCAAAGTCCTCGAAGAGATAATTGGATTATTGCCATCTTTAACTAATATTGACATGTATGGCGGCGAACCATTCCTGATTAAACATCTGTATAGACTAGTGCAGGAAGCAGTCGACCAAGACCAAGCCAAACATATCCGGCTGCACTACAACAGCAATGGGTCAATATACCCAGCTGGTCTAATAGAACATTGGAAGAAATTCAAACACATTGACATACAGTTTAGTATCGACAATGTGAGAGAACGATTCGAACTAGAGCGGGGTGGTTCTTGGTCCGAGGTAGAAGCAAATATTTGTCGATTAGTGGATCTCAAATTACCTAACTTGAAAATAAGCATCATGCCAACAGTCAATGTCATGAACATTTTGTATCTCGATGAAGTATTGCAATGGGCCGACAGCTTGGGCTTACCTGTGAATTTTAATTATCTCAGCACCCCGGCAGAATTTAGTATAAAAAATCTCACCGCCCAGGCTAAAAAAATCATAATTGAAAAGTTAAAAAATCACCCGAGATCTGAAGTGATCAACATGTTAGCAACTATTCAGTCATTGCCCGACTCAGATGGCAAAGATTTTGTAAACCTTAGCAAACATTTTGATCGCATTAGAAATCAGAATCTGCTGACTACGCATCGTGACATAGCAACGGCCATGGGGATGATGTAGGATGACGAAACTGCATAATCTCACAGCGGCGATAACCGGACATACCACCGGGCTTGGTAATAGTTTTTTTAGGTTGCTACAAAGTCATGGATATGAAACTGTTGGGTTCAGTAGATCCAACGGATATGATTTGCGAGACTATACCAAAGTCGGTAATATGTTGGAACATGTTCAAGGGTTTGATTTGTTCATTAACAATGCCAAACCTGATTATGCACAAAGTCAGATCTTGTATCGATTGGCAAGATCCTGGACTCAGGGGACTATTGTTAGCATAGGAAGTCGTGCTGTGATACAAGATCCCAAGTGGAACGACACATTTTTATTAGAATACCTCACACAGAAAACTGCACTATGCCATGCTCACAATGCTCTTTCCAAGTTAGCAGGATGTCGTATGATCATTGTACATCCGGAACATTTAGGCGAACAAACTGATCAATATGTTGAAGAACTTATAAAAAAACTAAACCTATGACCCCATTGCAGTATTTCAAGCATTCTTCTCTGTGTTCATTGCCGTGGATCGGTGTGTATGTGAATCCGGATGGCGAAGTAAAAAATTGTGCGATCTCTAATTTAAATCTTGGTAATTTGCACAAAGAACCTGTGGAAAAAATACTCACCAGTGCTAACAATGTGATGGTCAAACAAGATATGTTAGATGGAATTCGTCATCCGAGATGTAATGCTTGCTATTCTGTAGAAGATAACACTTCAAATTCTGCCCAACATTCTAATTCCAGTAACAGATCTTGGTATAAAAAATATGGCATTAAAAATATCAATCTGGAGTTGTACGATCGTGCCGAAAACTTTGATCTTAAAGTATTAGATCTTCGATGGAGAAACACCTGTAATTTTTCTTGTGTGTACTGCGGGCCGGATCTCAGTAGCCAGTGGGCCAGTGAGTTGAAAGATAAATCATTCACCATTGATGAAGATGTCCTCAGAAACAATAAAAAATATATTTTTGAAAATCTACGCAACATAACTCATGTTTATCTAGCAGGTGGTGAGCCACTGTTGATCAAAGAAAATTTAGAATTGCTGAACATTTTAAAAGATCAGAATCCTGATATAGAAATCAGGATTAACACCAACTTGTCCGTTATTGACAATGAAATTTTTAAAAAGCTGATCACATTCAAAAATGTAAAATGGACCGTTAGTGTAGATGCTGTAGGAGCAGAGTTTGAGTACATCAGATATCCCGGCAATTGGAATAAATTTCATCAAAATCTTTTGTATCTCAAACGCCAAGGTTTTGACATAAACTTTAACATGGTATGGTGTGTGCTAAATTCAACATCCATATTTGATTGTATAGATTTTTTAAAAAATATCGGATTCCATGAAAATTCTTTCATCATCCAAACTCTGACCGAGCCTGCGGAACTTGATCTTAGAGGTCTACCCAATAGCCGGTTAGGTCAGATAAAAGAGAAAATTAAACTCGAGATGTCCATGGCAGACCCACAATATTGGCTGTACAAATCGTTAAATTTAATGTATAATTTTATCAACACATCGGAACCCAGCAGGAACATGAATAACACATTTGACTTTTTAACTACATTAGACCACCGTCGCAATCTATCTAGCAAAGATGTTTTTCCTATGTTATATAATCTATGATCCACTTACGCGACCTCACAGTAAAAAACTTCATGAGCGTGGGCAATACCACGCAAGCCATTGACTTTGATCGCAGCGATCTCACACTAGTGCTGGGTGAGAATCTAGACATGGGTGGCGATGGATCTCGTAACGGCACCGGCAAGACCACTATCATCAATGCCTTGAGCTATGCTCTGTACGGGCAGGCACTATCAAACATCCGCAAAGACAATCTTGTGAACAAGACCAATGCCAAACACATGCTGATCAGCTTGGACTTCTCCGTAGGCGGCCAGAACTATAGGATCGAACGCGGTCGTAAACCCAATGTGCTCCGGTTCTATGTGAACGATGAACATCAGGCAGCACAGGACGAAGCACAAGGCGATTCAAGAGAAACACAAGAAGCCATTGAGCGTGTGCTAGGCATGAGCCACGACATGTTTCAACACATTGTTGCCCTAAACACCTATACGCCGCCGTTCTTGAGTCTCAAAGCCAACGAACAACGGACCATCATTGAACAACTGCTGGGTATTACACTACTGAGCGAACGAGCTGATCGTATCAAAGAACTCAACAGACAAACCAAAGATTCTATCCAATCAGAAGAACTGCGTATCCGTGCTGTGCAAGAAGCCAACAAGCGCATCGAAGAACAGATCCAGAGTCTAGAGAAACGCCGGACCTTGTGGCTACGCAAACAAACAGAAGATACAGAAGGCCTGGCACAAGGTATTGCTGATCTTGAACACATTGACATTGCAGCAGAAGTGCAAGCACACAGGGATCTTCAAGCATATCATGTTCGAAAGAAAGCCACAGACGAAGCAAATCGCTGGATACGGCAGATTGATGCCGACGACACAAAACTGTTGAAGCAAAAGATTCAGATTGAAAAGGATCTCACACAGATCGCCAGCCACAAGTGTTTTGCTTGCGGCACAGACATACACGACAACAGCCTCGACACTGTGAAAGCACAGCGTGAGAAGACTCTACAAGAACTTGCATTGCAACTGTTAGCCAACGATTCGCAGAGAATAGAACATCAAGATCGATTGAAAGAACTTGGCGAACTGGGCACAGCACCCTCTGTGTTCTATGACAGTCTTGAACAAGCCCTGAATCACAAGAATACCGTGGATGCCTTGATGAAGGATCTTGCCAGTCGTTCAGCAGAAACTGATCCCTACAGCGAACAGATCACTGAAATGCAGAATCAAGCTCTGCAAGTGGTATCCTATGATACCTTGAACGAATTCACTAGAGTGCAGGAGCATCAAGAGTTCCTGCTCAAACTGCTTACCAGCAAAGATAGTTTCGTGCGTAAGAAGATCATCGATCAGAACTTGAGTTATCTCAACAGCAGACTCACACACTATCTTGATCGTATCGGATTGCCACACACTGTGAAATTCCAGAACGATCTCACAGTGAGTATCGAAGAACTGGGTCGTGAATTGGACTTTGACAATTTATCGCGTGGTGAGCGCAATCGTCTGATACTCAGCATGAGTTGGGCATTCCGTGATGTGTGGGAGAGCTTGTATCAACCCATCAACATCTTGTTTATCGACGAGATGATCGATTCCGGATTGGACACACAAGGGGTAGAGAATGCCTTGGCCTTATTGAAAAAGATGAGCCGAGAACGACACAAATCAATCTGGCTGGTCAGTCATAGAGATGAACTCACCAGCAGGGTAGAGAACATTCTCAAGGTGGTGAAAGAGAATGGGTTTACCTCTTACTCAACAGACATCGAACTTGCATAAGTACAATTTGTATGGATAATCTTAGCAAAGTAACCGTTGAGTTAGAGAACAAGCAATTAGAAAATTCTAGCCTAACCATCAACGGAGCAGAAGTTACTCCAAATAATATTTCCACAGCATCGTGGACAATCAAATGGCCCGAACAACCACAAGAGATCTGCATATACTTCCAACCGTGGGGTGTGAATCCTATCTTGAGAATCAATGGATTTTTAATTAACAAATGGTTGGCCAATGTAGAGTTACAAAATCACTGCATGAAGTTCTTTCTAGACCAAGATTTTTTTACAAAATATCGAGATCGAGATCTGCAAGGCCGACTGAATAGTTTAGGTGATAACCCTGGTGACATTGTGATCGACCGAGTGGTTGGCCGGCATAGCAATAGCGACATAGTGATGTTATTAAAAGAGAAACTAGTTGAAAACAGCCATATTAGTTAGTATCCCATTGGCTGAATCATTGTATCCTTCAGCCGGCCTTGCCGCGATCGTTCCGGTTTTTAAAGCCAATGAATTCAGCGTGTCTATCAGTGACCTTAACTTAGAGGTACACAATAGACTGCTGGAGACGGATTTAGAAAATATGCACGCCTGGTGTGAATTGATCGCACCATTGGAACAAACAGTAAAAACAAAAATCATATCAATATTACAAAAAAAAATCAGTGAATGGAGTTTGCAACAACCGGCATGTATCGCAGTAAGTGTATTCACTTTTCAAAGCATAACATTTGCACAATTACTATTGCCTATGATACGGCAGGAGTTACCCACTTGCCAAATCATAGTAGGTGGTGCTGGTGTCAGTAGTTCTATGAAAAGTCTCACCGACTATACTACATTTGGTCAACAGATACTTGACCAAGCCTGGGCAGATCGTGTGATATTTGGTGAAGGTGAGCAAAGCCTAGATGCTTTGTTGAAAAACTTACCGCATCCGGGCATAGACAAAAATGATCCTATTCAGATTGATGACCTAGATCAGCTGATGTTGCCTGACTACAGTAATTTTAATTTTGCAGGATATCGAGACAATCGGTTGCTGATCACCGGCAGTAGAGGCTGTGTGAGAAAATGCACATTCTGTGACATTGAAACAATTTGGCCGGCTTTTCGATATCGATCACCCGAAAGCCAAGTAGCAGAAATAATCGCACATGCCAAAGAGTATAATATTAAACGATTTGAATTCACTGACAGCCTCATCAACGGCAGTGTATCAGGATGGATAAAGTTCAATGACTTATTGGCCAACGCTCGCGCACAAGATTCGTTTTTACAAGATATAACTTATAGCGGACAATTCATCTGTCGCGATCAGATATCTCAACCTAAAATAATGTATGAATTGATGCACTATGCTGGAGTTAGACAAATATCCGTTGGCATTGAAAGTTTCAGTGAAAAAATACGCAATGCCATGAAGAAAAAATTCAATGACGCCAGCATTGATTATCATCTAGAGCAATGTGGAAGATGGGCTATACCCAACATTTTTCTTATGATTGTGGGGCACCCAGAAGAAACACAGCAAGATCATGCGATCAACTTAGATCGTTTACATCGTTATAAAATTTACGCAGACATGGCAACAATTTTCATGATACGATGGGGCACTACCATGCACATAATAAAAGATACTCCGCTGTATCGAGATCGAATGTATCAAATCGAAGATGCACATCAGGATGAAAAAGATTCAGATACGCTGTATGCCTGGATCAACCGAAACAACCCAGATCTAACTTTGCCTGAACGGATACGCCGTAGGGTAGAGTTACACGAAACCAGTTTTGCATTAGGATATAGTCAACCTAATTCTCGTGCGGAACTGAAAAAAATCCTAAGTCTTTTAGAAACTTATCACACTCACTCAACCAAAAAGAAAAAAACTGTATTCCAATTACATCAACAACGAGCATAGCAACTTTTTATTTAAAATTTAACTGCAAGGCATAACTATATGACTCAAGTAACAAAACTGCAACATGACATGGCTTTATCAAAACACCCCAGTGGAGACATTGCCCGAAACATGTGTAGGATTCGTCTACTTGATCACAAATAATCTCACTGGACGCAAATACATAGGCAAAAAACTGGCAAAGTTCTCAAAAACCACTTACAGAACAGTCAAACAAAAAAACGGCATCAAGAAGAAAAAACGAATACGAAGCAAAATTGATTCGGACTGGCAACAGTATTATGGATCCAGCGCAGAACTATCCGCAGACATCGAAAAACTAGGCACCGACAATTTCACCAGAGAGATACTCTACTACTGTGCAAGCAAGAGTGAATGCTCATACATTGAGGCACGCGAGCAGTTCAGTAGAAGGGTATTGGAATCAGCAGATTATTACAATGGCCATATACAGGTAAGGGTACATGGCCGCCAAATCCTAAACAAAATTTAATCACGACTCTGTGTTGAGTGACATGACTCAACCCCATTGAGGAACGGTGCGATACCCGGTCCGGACTTGGGCGTCAAAGGCAAATTGCTAACTTAAGGCAACAAATGGTCGGGGCTCTGTGAAACAGATACAACCCCTGCTTATAGGACTTGGATCTTGATCGGGTTACTAGGGTTCCGTTGATATGTGAAGCTTGAGTAGGGGGTACCGGTCAACCGCCTCCGCGTGGGAAACCACAATCTCATTAAACAAGATGACTGCTGTCACTCAGATGATGCATCATTCACCGTGCATACGGTGAATTATGACCACAGTATCTAGATGATACTAAGTCAAGAAACAAAAAAGCATTGATGAGCACAGCGAATCAATAGACTTGCGTAGCAAGTCTTGAATACTTAGAAGAATGGCAATCCTGATTTCTTAGTTGTTTCTAAATTGTCTTTGATCAGTTCATTGATCAATTCGCGTTCCTGTATGCCTAATGCCATGGTCTGATCATATGTTAATCCTCCACGCATGTACCAACTTATCTTCAATGCTTCCTGGCGTATGGATTGGCAATCTTTCTCCATGGTATCTACCAACTCACTGACATCCCCAGGATTGGATCTCAGGAGTTGTTGCCGAAAAAACTTGCTAGATCCAGAGTAAATGCTTGTTTGTGTTTGTGTGAACAACTGCTGCAGGTCACATCCAATGGTTTGATTTCACTGACCTCTCGTTGTTTGATCACATGATCACGAATCTGATTGAATGTTTTGCTATCACAATTACGCAGGTAATCCAATATGTATTGGTGTTCGGTCACCATGGCAGTGGGTGTTTTGATAGTACCAATACTGCGAGCCACAGTGTCTATGGTTGTATTGTTGATAGCGGTCATCACCTCTTTTAACTTTTGTATTTTTTCAGTCTCGGGCATTTCTGTTTGAGTTACAGCATTGATTTTTTGTTGTTGTTCAAGTTGTATGAGATTGTTCTGATTCACAATTTGATATGTGATAGGATTTATGTAAAACTCCAAATCTCCCATGATCAACGAAGTATTGTAATTTCCAATAGCGATGCCGTCATTTACTGCCCGTAAATCAATATTGACATCTTCTATTTCTTTACATTCCGGGCAGGTCAGTGACAGCGGCATGGCATGCCCGTAACTGGCAATCCTGATGCCTATTAGCACAGCATCAACATCAATGCTGGGCATGCTCCATGGATCTCTGATGGCAGGAACACAGCTCTGGATCACGCTCACAGTGGCAGCACCGTTGTATAAAGCATCTGGAGTGCGGTAGGTAATTTCGTCCACACTGGTCATGGGCAGCACCGGTATTTCACCGTTGGGCGGCATGTTTAGTGCGCCTGGTGGATAGAATTTACCCTGGCTGGGCAATCTGATGTAGATTGCAGGTTGACGGAAGTATTGTGATAGCGGGTTGTTTGGTAGCATAGATTTCCTCGATAAATATAATTATGACAAAATCTCACCGTGAGAAAATTCAAAGGAAATTGACATGGCTACCATAAGTGATGAAGAATTAGAAGAGTTAAGAAGAAACAATAGACTTTTTAACGACATGTTGGGTAAAACCACCCAGAATTTTACCACTCTGGGCCCGGCAGTGGACAAGTTGTTAGGACCGTTTGCTGCCCTGGTCTCTGCTACCAGTTCGGGTGCAACTGGCATGTCTGCATACAATTCAGTACTGGATAGCGTTGGAGCCAGTGCAAAAAAGATAGGAGAAAATTTTCCAATCTTGGGAGAAACAGTCAAAGTCATGGCCGGTGTTGGCATGGAATATGTCAAAGCTGTTAATGTACAAAATGACGAACTATACAAGAGTTATCAGGGACTATCAAAGATAGGTCTTGCCGGAGAAGCAAACACAGATAGTTTGCTTAAAATGGCACAGCAGTTTGGTGTAGTAAGTGACAAGCAACTGCCACAGTTCACGCAGATGCTTGCGTCAAATTCAGAAACTCTAGCAAAATTTGGTGGAACCGCAGCGCAAGGTGTGAAAACATTTGCTGACATGTCTGAGAATATACAACGAACTGGAGTTCAGACTCAGTTGTTGAACATGGGTATGAGTGTTGAAAGCATCAACACAGGCATGGCCAATTATCTCAAGATACAACAGCAGTCCGGTGGAGCAATGCAACGAGCCGGAGAAGATCAAAGAGCCTATACTGCTAGACTGGCAGCTGGTGCAGAAGATTATATCAAGCAAATGGACACCTTGAGCAAACTCACCGGCAAGAGTGCTGATGCGTTAGTAAAAGAACAAGAAGAAGCTTTGTTGAACGAACAGTACTCAATACACCAACGAGAACTACAACAAAAAGCCGATGCCGGTGACATTGAAGCACAAAAGCAACTGGTTGAAGAACAAAAAGTCATGAGTTCAACTGAAGGCAGTGTGCGAAAAGGATTCATGGCCGCATTCACAGGCATGGGCATGCAGTTTGAAGAAGGTCGTAAACTGTATCAAAGCGCACCGGAAGCATTTAATCAAGCAGCCAAAGGCACTGGTGTTCAAGCCAATCAAATACTTGACACAGCCAAAGGTGAATTCAAGAAGACCATGGACACATTTGGCAGCTTGATCATGGCCACTGGAAACACTTTATTTGCCAATGTCAAGGACATGAGATCTCTGGAAAATCAAAGAGGCACAGCAGAAGAAAGAACGGCTGCTGTTCAGGCACAACAAAAGACCCAAATTGAAAACACAAACGAAAGTATCAAAACACAGACTGCAACCATCCAACTACAACGCGAAGCCCAAAAAGAATTGCAAAACATGTTGCATGCTGGAGGATTAGCCACATCGTATTTCATGATGAAGTTGGCTGAAGCAACAAAAACAGAAGGAGCTAGGTTGCCAAATGCTGCTGGTACACAGGGTATGAATGCTCAACAACTTGCGGCCGAAGTTGAAAAAGCAAATAAACAAATGCGATCACAAGGTGTGGGTGGTACTCCTGGAGAAAAAGAATCAGATCGTGCAGACAAACAGGTGGAAGCTACTGGTAAAAAAATGGAGGCACCTACTGAAGTCATGATCCGAGAAGCAGCAATAAAACAACTTGCATTGCTGGTTCCGGAATTAGAGAAAGCCACAAGACAGGCTATCCAGGATTTGGAAACCGAGATTCTTGGAATGGTTGGTGATGCTCTTGCAGAGTCAAGAGAAAAAGCACAAAAAGAACTAGAAGCACTTAGAGAAAGATTAAGAAATCTAGTTGTTCCATCACAACAACGACAACCTCGTGGTTTTTCAGAAAATCTTGAAGAACTTGGCGCAGTAAGAAATCAAGCAGGACCAAGTGCGGCCAGCATGAGATATCGAGAAAGAGTGAATCCTGATGTAGCTCAACAACTTTCAGGCACAGCCGAAGATGCAAAACGAGCAATGACACAGTTTGCAGGGCTTCCAGAAAAAACCTCCAACGAGGAAATGATCGCAAGCAATGTGCTGTTAGAAAGAAAAATGGATGAACTGATTGATATCTCTCGTGCTTCTAGATCATACCTGGAAAAGATCAGTAATCAAGCCTATGCATAACAATAAATAATACACTATGGCAGAACCAAAACAAGGCTGGAAAAAATACTTCAAGGTCGCAGATCTATCTGGACAGATGAGCCCAATCGCGGGTGGAAGAGATCAGGGCTTGCCCGGATATCCCAAAAACGACGGAAGACGAAACAATCAAGCAGACACTGACTTCAGTTTCCGTAACTACGCCAGCCGACTGCCAGAAGTGTATTCTGGACATCCCAACCGTATTGAACGCTATAACCAATATGAAAACATGGATGCTGACTCAGAAGTCAACGCATGTTTAGACATCATTGCTGAGTTCTCCACGCAACTCAACGAACAAAACGACACACCGTTTGACATAACCTACAACGATGATCCTACAGATCACGAAATTGAGATCATCCGCAAACAGATGCAGCAATGGGTCAAGCTGAACAAGCTGGATCAACGCATCTTCAAACTGTTCCGCAACACTATCAAGTACGGTGATCAAGTGTTTGTGCGTGACCCTGAAACATTTGAAATGTTCTGGGTGGACATGAGCAAAGTGGTGCGTGTGATCGTAAACGAAAACGAAGGCAAACGCCCGGAACAATACATCATCCGTGATATCAACCCCAACTTCCAGAACTTGACTGTGGCAGCAAAGACCACAACTGACTTCATGGTTAACCCAAGTTCAGGCGGTGCAGGTGGCATTGGCGGCAGCATGCAAGGTGGCGGCTACACAGCACCCAGTTCAGCTATGAGCGGTGTCAGCAGATTCAATCGTGCTGTGAATGAAACATGTATCGATGCCAAGCATGTGGTGCATATGAGCCTGAACGAAGGCCTGGACACATTCTGGCCATTTGGTAAATCAATCTTGGAAAACATCTTCAAGGTATTCAAACAGAAAGAACTGTTAGAAGATGCCATGTTGATCTACAGGGTGCAGCGTGCCCCTGAGCGTAGAATGTTCAAGATCGATGTAGGAAATATGCCCAGCCACATGGCCATGGCGTTTGTGGAGCGTGTGAAAAATGAAATGCATCAACGCAGAATCCCCACATACGGCGGTGGTGGTCAGAACATCATGGATTCAAGCTACAATCCACTGAGTATCAACGAAGACTTCTTCTTTCCAGTAGGTGCAGACGGTCGTGGCAGTTCAGTAGAGATGCTGCAAGGCGGTCAAAACCTAGGTGAAATTGACGATTTAAAGTATTTTAACAACAAAATGGCCCGTGGTCTGCGTGTGCCATCAAGCTATTTGCCCACTGGGCCGGACGATTCAGATCGTGCGTTGACCGATGGAAAAGTAGGTACAGCATTGATACAAGAGTATAGATTCAACCAGTATTGTGAGCGACTACAGGCCTTGATCGTGCAGAAATTAGATGACGAATTCAAGATGTTCATGCGTTGGAGAGGGTTCAACATTGATGCTGGCCTGTTCCAGATCAAGTTTAATCCACCACAAAACTTTGCCAGTTACCGTCAAGCAGAACTAGATACCACTCGTATCACAGCATTTACATCATTGGAACCACTGCCTTACTTGAGCAAGAGATTCTTGTTAGAGCGTTTCTTAGGCCTAACAGAAGATGAAATCCAACAAAATTCCAAGTTATGGAAAGAAGAACGCTCAAAGCCAGAAATGGAAACATCACAAGGACAAGATTTGCGTTCAGTGGGTATCACACCTGCTGGCCTGGAAAGCGATGTGGCCATGGGTCAAGAAATGGGCAATCTTGCAGCGCCAGGCGCAGAGGCAGGAGCAGCACCCGGAGGCACTATTGGATCAACACCACCAGCACAACCACCGGCCGCTCCAGCGGCACCTGGGGCATAAATATCTCATGATCCTCAATGAGCTTTATGAGCGTAGCCCCAGTGCATATCAAGATGTTGCTGCTGATAACACACAGCCTCACCTTGGTGAATTACGCAAGACCAAGCTCACATTGATGCAATTGAACAAATTGCGAAAAATGAATGATACTAGAACTTTTGAATACAACGAAAAGTTAAAAGATATCAGAACTCAATACGCACCTCCGGCCGCACCTGGTGCTTAATATAGCTGCCTAAATTGGCAAAAAAACTGTCATAAACAGTATCTTTTTTCATTAAATCGTAAATATAGATATAGATTTTGCCGGGTGGCAAAATTAAAGAATACCTATAGGAGCCATTTAAATGAGCAAAAACCAGTTTGAACAGTTGATTGAGTATGTGATCAACGACGAAGACGCAAAAGCCAAAGAACTTTTCCATCAGATCGTGGTATCTAAGAGCCGTCAGATCTATGAAAACCTAATGCAGGAAGACAATGCAATGGGCGAAGAACCCACCGAAATTGACACCGACATGAGTGAAGGCGACGACATGATGGGCGGAAGCCAATCTGGTGACATGATCGACGATGTTCAAGCCGAAGAAGAAGGCATGATGGAAACCGACGACGATGCTGAGTTTGATGACGAAGCTGAAGACGCTGGTGCCGATCTAACTCGTGACATGGAAGACGAGCATGACATGGGAGACGATGAAACTGCCAGCAAAAGCGATGTGATGGATCTGTCAGACAAGTTAGACGAACTCATGGCTCAATTTGAAGACATGATGGGCGGTGGCGACATGGGTGGTATGGACGACGACGGCATGGACGACGACGGCATGGACGGCGGCGGTATGGGCGACGAGGAAGTTGATTTTGACGAATTTGAAACAGAAGGCATGATGGAAAACATCACGCTCAAAGCTGCTCCAAAACCAGTAACTTCTGAACCAGCTGGAACCAACACCAAGTCTACAACTGCATTCAACAGTGGTGCAGCCGGCATGGCAGCTAACCCAGTTAAAATGACCGGTGACACTGCAAAAGGCCGTCCTAATCCTACTGCCAAGGATATGATTGGTAATGTTGGTAATTCTCCAGCACAAGGCACACAAAGTCTCAAGCCAGCTACCAAGCCGCACTTGGGTCAAGCTGCTGGTGTAAACACACGCACACCTTTTCCTAAAGGCAAGTAATCAGCCATGAAATACTTACAGGAACATTTAAACTTCAACCAAGCCAAGATTCGCGTCTTGGTTGAAGATAGTCCTGACGGCCAAGGCAAGACATTATACATGGAAGGTATCTGTATCGAAGGCGGAGTAAAGAACGCTAACGAACGGGTATATCCTGTAAATGAAATTGGTAAAGCCGTTCAAAGTATCAATGAGCAGTTGCGTGGTGGTTATTCAGTGTTGGGTGAAGTGGATCACCCAGAAGATTTGAAAATCAACTTGGACCGTGTGAGCCATTGCATCGATAAGATGTGGATGGATGGCCCTGCAGGATATGGCAAGTTGAGAATATTACCCACACCCATGGGCCAGTTGGTGAAAACCATGTTGGATTCGGGTGTAAAACTAGGAGTTTCGAGCCGTGGTTCCGGAAACGTGAACGAAGGCAACGGACATGTCAGTGACTTTGAAATCGTCACTGTGGATATTGTTGCCCAGCCCAGTGCTCCGCATGCATATCCCCGTGCAATTTATGAAGGACTTCGTAACATGAAGTATGGTCATAAAGTGTTGGAGATAGCCAAAGAAGCAGGGTCAGACAGCAAGGTACAGAGATATTTGACACAGGAAGTAAAACGCCTGATCAAAGATCTCAAAATTAAGGAGTAAAGCATGCTAGATGCAATCAAACCATTGCTAGATAGCGGCCTGATCAATGAAGATGTCAGTCAAGAACTCAACGAAGCTTGGGAATCAAAACTGTCAGAAGCACGTGAACAGGTTCGAAGCGAACTACGAGAAGAGTTTGCACAACGCTATGAGCACGACAAGACAGTGATGGTTGAAGCCTTAGACAAGATGATGACAGATGGTCTCGCCGGTGAACTCGCTGAGTTTGCTCAAGAGAAAGCTGCCCTACGCGAAGATCGTGTGAAGTTCCAAGCCAAGATGAAAGAAAGCGCCGGAAAGTTCAACAACTTTATGGTGACCAAATTGGCCGAAGAAATCAGCGAACTGCGTAAAGACCGCAAGCAGCACAATGAAGGACTAGAAAAACTAGAAGGCTTCATGGTGCATGCCCTGGCTCGTGAGATCCAAGAATTTGCTACAGATAAACGTGACGTGGTGGAAACCAAAGTGCGTTTGGTGCGTGAAGCACGTAGCCAATTGGAGCGTCTCAAGACACGTTTCGTAAAAGAAAGTGCCTCAAAAATGAGTCAAGCTGTTAGCCATCATCTCAAGGCTGAACTTACACAGTTACACGAAGATGTTAAAATTGCTCGCGAGAACAATTTTGGTCGTCGTATCTTTGAAGCGTATGCTGCTGAATTTGGTGCTACTCATCTCAATGAGAAAGCCGAAGTTCGCAAGTTGCAAAACATCATCGCTGCCAGAGAAAATCAACTGTCAGAAGCCATCAAACTCGGCAGGAAAGCAAAAGTTCTTGTTGAGTCCAAGGAACGTGAAATACGAATCATTCGTGAATCCAATGTGCGTCAAAGCACAATGGACGATCTGCTAAGTCCTCTCAATGAGGAAAAGCGTGAAGTGATGCGTAATTTACTCGAAAGTGTGCAGACACCCCGTCTGAAGAACGCTTTCGAAAAGTATCTACCAGCAGTATTAGCTGAAGGCAAGTCTGTGAAAGCCCGCCAGGTGATTTCAGAAAATGTGTCAGAAGTCACTGGTAATAAAACTGCCCATCGTCAAGACGAAGACAGTGTTGACAACAGCAATGTGATCGCCATCAAGCGTCTGGCAGGGCTGTAATTTTTTAACTAAGGAGACTTAAATGTCACAAACTCTATTAGAAGGCCGTTGGAATGAAACCAAGGAAGCCCTTCTTGAAGGCCTAAAAGGCAACAAGCGTACAAGTATGAGCGTGATCCTCGAGAACACACGCAAGTATTTGAAAGAAAATGCAAGCGGTGGTAGCACCGGTTCTGGCAATATCGCCACACTTAACCGTGTGATTCTGCCAGTGATCCGTCGTGTGATGCCAACCGTTATTGCTAACGAATTGGTAGGTGTTCAGCCCATGACTGGTCCAGTTGGTCAGATCCACACCCTGCGTGTGCGTTACGCCAACACAATGACTGACAACAGCACTGCTGCCACAAGCACCGCTGCTGGTCAAGAAGCATTGAGCCCATTCCTGATTGCTCAGGCATATTCTTCAGCAAGTAGCGTTACAGCTGGTATCGTTGATCCAACACAGAACATCTACACTGGTGCTAACACAAGCGTACTTGAAGGTTCCGGTGGTCGTCAGATCTCTGTGCAAATCTTGAAGCAAGCTGTTGAAGCTAAGACCCGTAAGCTGCAAGCTCGTTGGACTTTTGAAGCTGCTCAAGACGCACAAGCAATGCATGGTATCGATGTAGAAGCCGAAATCATGGCTGCTTTGGCTCAAGAAATTACAGCTGAAATCGACCAGGAAATCTTGTTGAGCCTGCGCTCACTGGCTACCACTGAGTACACATACAACCAAGCTACCGTTTCTGGTACTGCTACATTCGTTGGTGACGAACACGCCGCTCTGGCAGTGTTGATCAACCGTGTTGCTAACCTGATCGCTCAACGCACTCGTCGTGGCGCTGGTAACTATGCCGTTGTTTCTTCAGCAAGTTTGACCGTATTGCAAAGTGCTACCACTTCTGCATTCGCTCGTACCACAGAAGGCACATTCGAAGCACCTACAAACACCAAGTTTGTTGGTACACTGAACGGCGCAATGCGTGTGTTTGTTGACTCTTATGCATCTGACACAACTCCTGTGTTGGTTGGTTACAAAGGTAGTTCAGAAGCTGACGCTCCTGCGTTCTACTGCCCTTACATCCCCTTGATGAGTTCAGGTGTTGTACTGGATCCGACCACATTCGAACCAGTCGTATCATTCATGACACGTTATGGTTTCATCGAATTGACCAACACCGCAAGCAGCTTCGGCAATGCTGGCGACTATGTTGGCGAAATCGCTGTTTCCAACTTGTCTTTCTCCTAATCAGAGAACCACAACTTTCTCAGGGATGGGAAGGAACAAAAAGGGCCGAAAGGCCCTTTTTTGTTGGTTAAAATATTGGTCAATAAGTACAACATGCTTGATGACTCACTTAATCGGTGGATAAATTTTTACAACAACATAAAAGATCCAAGTTGGCCTGAATGTTGCAATGAATATGAATTTTGGAAACTGCCGTACTTGATACAACGAGAGATAATTGAATTGCATAATGGGCGTAGTTATGTTTGCCTTGAATCTCAAGATATAGAAGATCTTACCAATTATCAGCAACAATTTTTAGATCAAGGAAATCATTTTGTATCAAGTGATTGTGTTCTTGATCAGAAATTTCTAGTAGGCAAAGATTTTTATGTATACTACAGCGAAAACATGCTTAGTGGTGGTACAGGAACAGCACAAGAATATCCTCGAGTGATAAAATACCTGTACCCTGGTGTTAAATTTAAAAACTGTTTGAATTGGTGTGGTGGAGCCGGATTTATTGGATTTAGATTTCTAGCAGATGACATATGCGAACATGTGACTCAGATGGATTGTTATCCACCTGCGGTTGAAGCATGTAAATTTACCATGAGTAAGATGCCTGCACATTTTCAAGATTGTGTTGATATTGTACAATCCTATACTATTGCTAGAATGACTACTGATAAAAAATTTGATCTGGTAGTAGGTCGACCTCCAGTGGTACAATTAAAAAAATATGCAGTCAATGCGTACTCGGCAGATAATATCAGATTAGGACTAGATCCTGGACTAAAAATACATCAAGAATTTTTTGCCAACATTGGCAAATACCTCGCTGATGACGGGGTTATCTTGTTACAAAAAAATGTAGAAAGAAGTGATGCTTCAGATTTTGAGCAATTTATCAATGCCGCGGAACTAAAAATAACCAGGGTGTTTAGAGAAAAATCTTATCCGTTTTTATATTATATGGAGATAAAACGGCAATAACATTTTACAATAAAATTCGGTAAATAAGCCAAAGGGAACTCAAACCATGGCCACAATTAAAACACTTCCTGCTGGAGTATCACCATATCAAGCCGCTGCTGCTGCTGTGCCCACAGTATTAGTAACCACTACAAATGGAAGACCTTCAACAGTGGCAGCCTCCACATCTGTTATAGTAAACGGTCAAGCAGCATTGAACAGTTTGATCACCACAAGTCAGACTGGTGTGTTCCAAGGGGCCAATGTAACTATCAATCTTGAAGAACAAAACTTCAGCACTACCAATCAAGTCACCAGTAACACCAACTATCCGTCAGGTAACACAGGAGAGATACAATACAATTCAGGCGCTAACAGTTTTGCCAGTGATCCTTATTTCACATATACCAACAGCAATGTTGTGACCCCAGGTATCCGCACCAATGGTTATTTCTATGGCAATGGAGCACCATTCATAGGTGGTGGCAATGCTGCTATTGGTAATTTTGTGTTCTCAGGTGACATCATGTCCATCAGTGATGCCAATCAAGTGATGAGTATCAGTGGAAATGGCACCGGTAACATACGAGTGACTTCAAATGGTAATATTTGGACATTTAACAATGTTGGCAATCTAACATTGCCAACAAACACATCAAGCATCAACTATGCCAATGGTGTACCATACGGAGTCAATTATTCAAATTCAAATGTGTCTAGTTTCATGGCTGCATTTGGTTCAAATGTTGTGTCGACCACAGGTAATATCAGTGCTGGATATTTTGTTGGTAATGGCTCACAACTAACTGGCATTGCTTCAAGTTATGGCAATGCCAATGTGGTTGCTAATCTAGCTGCCTTGGGTTCCAATCCGGTGTCAACCACTGGCAATATCACTGCTGGTAACTTAGACGCTACCAATCTAGTGATCAACAGTATTCGTAGTGATGATTCTAGTTTTGTGACCATTAGAGATGGATTGAGTGTTGATACCGGATTGATATCTGCTCCGGGTAATCTTGATATTTCTGCTGGTATCCATACTTGGATATTTGAAGCAAATGGTAATCTTACATTTCCAACTGGTATGCACATTGATGACGAAGGTGCAAATACTAGGATCAGTCAGAATACAGGTTATCTGAAAGTGTCCGCAGGCAGCAACGCAGGTATCAAGTTAGGATGGGTTGAATTTGAAGGAAGTGGCACAGGAAATACAGCTGAAATAGTTGCAAATGGTGGCGCACCTGGGTATCCAGGTAACCTGGTTATTGAAGTAGGAAATCAATCAACAACAACATATAAATGGGTATTTGATAACCAAGGTGATCTAACTGCTCCTGGCAATATCTATGCCACCAATCTTGTGATCAACAGCATTCGCAGTGATGATTCAACTTTTGTCACAATCGAGGATGGCGTCAATGTTACTTCAGGATTGATATCTGCTCCAGAAAGTATGTTGTTGACAGCAGGTGCTAATACCTGGACATTTGGCACAGATGGTATATTGACATTGGCAAATGGTGCTACTCTCAAAGAAGGCGTTACATTAGGTGCTTTGGCACTTGGTTACCAGGCTGGACAAACTTCACAAGGCATACGCACTGTGGCCATTGGTGAAGGAACCGGGCAAACCTCACAAGGTGCTCGTGCTACAGCGGTTGGTGCATATGCTGGTAGTACCAGCCAAGGTGGCTATTCGGTAGCGGTTGGCTGGAATGCTGGCCAAATTTCACAAGGCGGCTATTCAGTAGCAGTTGGTGCGTTTGCAGGCGCAACCTCACAAGGCAACAATTCAATTATCATAAACGCCACAGCCGCTAATTTAGAACAAACCACAGCCAACACATTCACAGTGGCACCTATTAGAAATGATGTGGCCAACACTGGTCAAGTCATGTTCTACAACACCACCTCAAAAGAAGTCACTTATGGCAATGTCATAAGTGTAGCAGGCAATATCACTGCTGGCAATGTCAGCACTGGCGTGATCACACTTACAAACGGTGCAGTGATAAAAGACACCTCAGGTGAGGCGGTGGCATTTGGTCAACTTGCTGGCAATACCTCACAGGGCAATAGCGCAACAGCAGTTGGTTATGGTGCTGGCCAAGCCACACAAGGTCAAGCGGCAGTGGCAGTTGGAGTATTTGCTGGCAATTCCACACAAGGCGACAGTGCAGTAGCCATTGGACAAAGTGCTGGGTCAACTACTCAAGGTACATCAGCAGTGGCCATTGGTGCTCTTGCTGGCAATACTACACAAGGCCTACAAGCGGTGGCCATTGGCTTATACGCTGGAACATCTGCACAAGGGCAATTCTCAGTAGCCGTTGGTCCAGCTGCCGGGCAGACAACACAAGGTCAAGAATCAACAGCAATTGGCTCGGGCGCTGGATCAACTGCCCAAGGCAACGCAGCAGTAGCCATTGGATCGGGTGCAGGTGCAGTTAATCAACGCATCAATGCAGTAGCCATTGGAGCCAGTGCTGGGGCAGGCACACAAGGCGACAGTGCAGTGGCCATTGGCGCAAGTGCCGGTGTAACCAATCAAGGCAACAACTCAATCATATTAAACGCCACTGGCGCCAACCTGAATCAAACCACAGCCAACACATTCACAGTGGCACCTATTAGAAATGATGTGGCCAACACTGGTCAAGTCATGTTCTACAACACTACCTCAAAAGAAGTCACTTATGGCAATGTCATAAGTGTTGCAGGTAACATCACAGGTGGCAACATCTCAATCACAGGCAACACAGCCACAATAACATCATCTAACTACGCCATAGGCTATCTCAATATACCACAAGTGTCATTTGCTGGCAATGCTACTATCGCAGCCACAGACGCTGGTAAGCACTACTATTCCACACTAAGCACAGCCAATGTGTTAACCATAGCCAACAATACATCAGTATCCTGGGCAGTAGGCACAGCCATCAGTCTGGTCAACCGAGGTACAGGTAATATAACTGTAGCACAAGGATCGGGTGTGAGCTTGTATCTTGCTGGCAATGCCACAGCTGGCAACAGAACAGTGGCCACATATGGCATGGCTACCTTGATGAATGTAGCAGCCAATATCTGGATGATCAACGGTACTGGAGTTTCATAATGTCAGGCGCAATGATGGCATTGATGAATAATGTTGCAGCTGGATTAACTGGTCCAACACCCGGCAGTATCTATTTTCCAACTACCGGCAGCCGTATCACATTGACCCCGGGTATCACGCTTAGTAGCACATATCAATCACCTTTTACAGTACAAGGATGGTTCTATTCAGGCGATACACCGGGCTCTGATTTTGGTCCAGTAATACTATCCACTGATACTACTTCGGCAACACCTGCTTATGCCAAAGCACTTACTATCAATATTCAATCAACAACACAAATCATAGTGGACTCCAATGGTGCTACTTCAACATCCTTTAATCTAGCACAAACATTGATTGCCAGTGCATGGTATTATGTGGCATTGTCTAGAGATGCCAGCGGATTCATGCAATTATGGCTAGGCAAAACAGGTGACGCCTCGGCTGCGGCCAGCACTTCGGGCAGATTCAATTGCAGTGTTGATACTGCTGGATGGGCACTCACTGGCCTGAGCAATTGCATTGGTGCATTTGTACCTGCTGGTAGAAGCAGCGCCACGGACTATATCAGTGGTATTCAGGTGACCAATACCAACTTGTACACAACAACTGACGCAACTATTCCAATGCCCACACAAACATTTGGCAATGTTGCTGGCATACTGTTCTTACAGTCACCAACTAACAACACTGATCTCACAGGCAATCAAACACTGACCGAAGTTGGTAGCGCAGCCTATTCAGCTACTGGACCATCAATTAGTATACAGCCTTACACTCCGTAAGTGATTAGATCTTAAAAAAACCTAGGAATTTGTGCATGCGGTTGATCACACTGTCCCAGTCGCCCATCACAGGTTGACGATACAGTCTAGCACTGGGATACCAGGGTGAATTTTCACGCTTGAGCAACCAGCGCCAGCAGTTACCATACGCATTCAGCGGAATCCAAACAGGACGACCCATGGCTCCTGCCAAGTGTGCATTGGCAGTATCCACAGAGATCACAAGATCCAAGTGATGCATGAGTCCGGCTGTGTCTGCAAAATCGTTAATAGTGCCCGGAAAACATTCACCACCGGCAGCCGTGATTATAGCAGATTCTTCTTCGGTTGAATCCACAGTTAGATTGATCCATTGATGTTCAGGATTGCGTCGTATGAGTTCAGCCATCTTTTCCACAGGCATGGCCTTGTGATTGTGTATCCAGGAATCTTTACGCCCTGCCCAACAAATACCAATTCTCATGCGTTTTTTAGCGCCCAATCTATCTGCCCACTCTTGTGCTTTCACAGGAGTAGCAGCCACATATTGCAGTTGATGTGCAAGATTATCTAATTTTAATCCAATCACACGCGGAACACTCATCATGGGAATCCAGTAATCAAACTCGCCGAGATCTTCGCCGGGCTCGTAGATTCCAACAATGCTACCGGCTGGTGTAGGAAACAATGCTTTGACCCCGGCACTGAGAACTAATTTTACTTTTGCACCAGCCGATTGTAAGTTGGCCGCAAATCTCAAAAATTGAATCTGATCTCCAAGACCTTGTTCTCCTACCAGCAAGATAGTTTTATCTTTGAGATCTTGCCCGGTCCATTCTGGCTTGGGCAAAGATGGTTTGATGCCGGCCATGTGCTCATAACGCCATCGTGCTTCGTAGTATTTCCACCCCGATTCATAATCTCCTTTGAGCAGGTATGCAACAGCTAGATTGAACTCGGCAGTGACATTTGTGGGATCAATATCATGTGCTGCGTGTAGGAACGGAATAGCTCGTTCTGGATGGCCCATTTCTCTCAGCACATTGCCGTAGTTGTTGAATGCAGCACCGTGATTGAAGTCTTGCCCAAATATTTGTGCATAGCACTCGAGTGCCTGTTGGGGTTGATGATCGGCACGATGTTGATTGCCTTGTACAAGTAGTTGTTCAGTGTTCATATGGATATTTACGAATACTTGGCAGTGAGCCCAAAATAAGTGGTTGTCCATAAATAAGTCATGTACGCAATACTGCGTCTTATGCGGTTTAACCCGCCGCGTAGAAGCTAGAACCTTCATCGGACTTCTTTTAAGGAGAAAACAAATGGGACGTCCTCTAAAAATACAGAAATTCAGTTTAAATACTGGCGTTGGTAGCCCTGGCGCAAACACACCTGTGGATCTTGCTTATCCACCATTCAGCGCACTTACCAATCCAGCATACAATGAGCCTACACAGACGCTGGATTCAGCCCAATTCCTGGGTGTGGTTGGTGGATCGCCTCCTACCAGCCAGCCCAGTGCCACATACCCTGTGGTCACAGCATTTGTGAATATCACACTGGCCAATGGTTCATCTACTTTTGCTCTGGCTGGATCATACGCAGGCCGCATCATACGCCAAAAAGGCAGCCACAAATATCTAGTGGCATACACAGGCGGAACCACTGCTGATGGTGCGTTCATTGTTGGTCAAGCATATCAGATCGTTGCTCTTGGGTCAACCAACTGGCAATCAGTGGGCACCGGAACAGGCACAGTGGCAGCAGGCGATATTTTCACAGCCACAGCAGCCAGCGGTGGCGGCAACGGCACTGCATACCCAGTTGGCGTGTGTGTGTTGACCAATGATACCACGCCAGCAACAGGTCTTATGGCCATTGGCTACGAATCAGGTGACAGTGCAGCAGCCACAGCCAGCAATCTCAAGAACAAGTGGGTTCGTGACTGGGTCGGAACTGCTGGAGACTACAGTGATGCCAACCTTGGCGAAGTTGAATACACCAGTGAAAATTACTATGTGGCTAACTTCTTCACAGACGAAGGTGGTGTTGCACAGAGTGGTATAGAAGTAGATACTGCTACAGAATCTGTTTCAGGAGCACCAGCAGGATTCATTCCACTGGCAGTTATCAACAACGCTACTTCTTAAAGTTTAGCACCTCTGAATCCTCTCAGCTACATACTGAGAGGATTTTTTATGACCGTAGCATTCGTATTAGGCAATGGACAAAGCCGATCCAGCATAGATCTAGTTCAACTCAAACAGTTAGGACCCATCTACGGCTGCAATGGCTTGTATAGAGATTGGGAACCAGACTGCCTAGTGGCCACAGATCGCCCCATTGCTGAAGCCATACAACGCTCAGGTTACAGCAAAACACACAGATTCTACACAAGAAAACCATTGCCCGATTTTGGCGCTCAAGTGGTTCCTAGAAAGTATCACGGCAACAGTTCGGGCCCAATTGCCTGTGCTCTTGCAGCCATGGATGGACACGATCGTATCTATATGTTGGGATTTGACATGGCGCCTAGCCCTAGTAATCGATTCAACAATGTGTATGCTGGCACGGAATTCTACAAAGCACCAGATGCTGCTCCTACTTTTACAGGAAATTGGATAAGACAGATAGCCAGTATGGTGGGTGATTTTTCAAATACACAATTTATCCGTGTTTGCGGCCCCACTAGTGCCGAGATCAAAGAGTTCAAAAACATTGGAAATTTTGATACCATAGATATCAAATTGTTCCGACATCGGTTAGATACCAACGACGGGCTATAGGCCCGAAACGCCTTTGATAAGAGTCTGGTAAATACAATCAGAGACTCTACAAATGACACAATATACCATTGACATCGGCGCGACACCAGATGACGGACAAGGCGATCCGTTACGCACTGCGTTTAACTATACCAATTTAAACTTTGATCAGATTTTTGCGTCTGGTCCGGTGCTGAGTAATGTGGCCATCGCCAACAACACCATCCGCACTATCAATACCAATGGCAATCTGATACTGGCACCCAACGGCATTGGTCGAATACAAGCCAATGCCACTATTGCTCCCAGTTTGGATAATGTATATGATTTAGGCAGTCCAACTCGACGATTCAACTCAATTTATGTAGGCACCGGTGGGCTGACCTTAGCAAGCCTTAGTGTGACTGGCAATGTTTCAGCTGATTACTATTATGGAAATGGTGCATCTCTAACTGGCATTGTGGCCAGTTCTGGATCTTTTATAACCAATGGACTGAGCAATGTAAAAATACCTGCTGGCAACTCCAATATAACCATCACTGTGGACACTGTCAGCAATGTGGCAGTATTTTCTACCACAGGTCAATACATCACTGGATTGGTATCGGCCACTGGCAATGTCACCGGCAACTATATCCTGG